ATGAAACAATCACAATTTCAGCAGGCGGCTGGTATAAGCGCCGGATTAGCTGCGCGCTGGTTTCCGCACATCGATGCAGCCATGAAAGAATTCGGTATCACTGCACCGAATGACCAGGCGATGTTTATCGCCCAGACCGGGCATGAATCTGTTGGCTTCACCCGGCTGGTGGAGAGCATGAATTACAGCGTTGCAGGTCTGGCGGGTTTCATCCGCGCCGGGCGGCTTACTCAGGACCAGGCTAACGCGCTGGGCCGTCGCTCGTATGAAAAGGCGTTGCCACTGGAGCGCCAGCGCGCTATTGCCAATCTGGTTTACAGCAAACGCCTGGGCAATAAAGCGCCGGGTGATGGCTGGAAATATCGAGGACGCGGCCTGATTCAGATCACCGGTCAGGATAATTACCGTCGCTGTGGCGCCGCGCTGAAACTCGACCTGGTCACCAGTCCGGAACTGCTGGAGCAGGACCTTAATGCGGCACGCTCGGCGGCATGGTTCTACGCCACCAGCGGTTGTTTGCTTTACTCCGGCGACCTGGCCCGCGTCACGCAGATTATTAATGGTGGTCAGAACGGCATTGAAGACCGCCGACAGCGATATAACCGGGCGCGAGCGGCTTTGTTATGATTGAAAAACTCCTGCGTAAATACTGGCTTTCGCTGGTGGTGCTGATGCTGACTGGAGCGCTGGCCTTTCTGGTCAACCGGTACCGGGATAACGCCATTGAGTACAAAAAACAGCGTGACGAGAAAACGCAGGCGCTCAGTCTGGCGAACGCCACCATCACCGACATGCAGGTACGCCAGCGCGATGTCGCGGCACTCGATGCGAAATACACAAAGGAGCTTGCCGATGCGAATGGTGAAAATGATGCTCTGCGTAAGCGTCTCGATAATGGTGGCCGGGTGCGCGTTAAAGGAAAGTGTCCCGCCCAAGACTACACCACCTCCACCGGCGGCGTGGGCGATGCAGGAACCGTCGAACTCGCTGACGTTGCTGGACGAAACGTTCTCAGTATCCGATCCGGAATCATCCGCGACCAGAAAGCCCTGAAGTATTTGCAGGATTACATCAGGGCGCAGTGTCTGAATTAAAAAAGAGTTTACCGTGCTTTATCAGCGGGAATCCCGTGAACTCACCGTTTCGGCAGGGAACGACGGCAGAACTATTTTTCGGCTCAGTAAGTCAGATGTGGCT